GACGATCACGAATTTATTTCAGTTGTTCCTCAGGGAACTAACCCAGCTTTCAGCTCAGGGTATCAACAAAGAGCTCCAGTATCAGGAGGCTGGACTACTAATGCAGCTGACGGAGGCCTTGATATTGCTGGTAATGCTGTTACTTTAACTGACGCTGAGGGATATACTTTTCAAGCTTATAAAGTTCCATACTCAAGCTTTTACATATTTTATTACGACATAACTTTGGCTAATATGCCGAGCCTTGGAATGTTGTGGAATCACGATGTTTATATGCGTATGGTTTCTTGTCCTGACGCAAACTTTAACTCAGGAAATACCTCGGTTATTTTTACCTCTCCTCCTCAAAATATGTGGGTAGGACAACAACAATTTCAAGCTGCTGGAGCTGGTAACTTTGCTGTTCCTTTGCAAGAGGATCACTATGTAAGAGTTGAGATCTGGCACAATGAGGGCAACGCTGGATTAGGCCAGTTTATGAATTATATCTCTTACGCTAATTTATTAGTCAATGGTTTTCCAAGTAATGGATCTTTCTTTTTCGTTAAGCCGATCTACTCGCTATCTTTTGGTATGCAGCTGAACATGTGCGATCTCGCTCCTGATCTTAAGGCGATCGATCTCTTGAGCTCTTTACAAAAAATGTTTAACCTTGTTATTTTGCCTGATCCTCAGGATCCTAACAACCTGATCATTGAGCCATACAACGAGTGGATCAGCTCAGGAGATTTCGTGGATTGGACGGACAAGTTAGATCTTGAAAAAGATATACAAATCAAGCCAACAACTGAGCTTCAAACAGCTGAGCTCCTTTTTACTTATAAGGAGGACGCTGATGTATTGAACGAGCTTGTTCAAAATACTACTCAAAGAGTTTACGGAGAGAAAAAAATTGATTCGACTAACAATGATTTTGCAAAAGGCGAATACAAAGTGGAGATCGAGTTTTCTCCTACGCCTTGCAACGCTATGATCGGCTCAGTAAATGGAGTTTTCTTACCTAAGCTTTTCGATCAGGAAAGCCAGGCGATTGACTTCAAGCCTCGGATCTTACAATACAATGGACTTGTTCCAGCTGGAGGTGGGAATACTTGGTATCTTGACGATCAGGGAGGAGGAGGAGCTGGAGTTTCTACTCATACTTCTTACCCTAATGTATCGCACTTTGAGGATCCGATTCCATTTGTTGATTCGCTTGATATTAACTTTGGTATGGAAACTTTACTCCAGCCAGGAGTTCCCTCTACAATGACTTTATACAAAGTTTACTGGGAACGATTTATTGACGAGATCTACTCAAGCCAGGCCAAGATCATGATCGCAAATTTTCGACTTACAAGTGCTGATATTTTTAAGTTTCAGTTCAACGATAAGATCTTTATCAAAGATAGTTATTACAGAGTAAACAAGATCAATGGTTGGACTATAAATGATAACGAAACTACTCAGGTAGAGCTCTTGAAATTACCTGAGCTTACTTTCGGCTGTTTTTATACTCCAGCATATAGCACAGTAAACGGACAGCTTATGTTTTCAGATCCAAGTGGAGCTACTGGTTTAGTAGGTAATGAATTGTGCTGTAATTTTCATGGATATAACTGGCAACTCGGAGGGCCTGGAGCTGGAACAATGGGGTGTTATTATAACAATATAATTATAGTAGGGCCAGTAGATCCAGTAGGGCCAGTAGGGCCAGTTGGACCGATCGCTGGGCCTATGCCTTCAATCGGCCCAGGAAGTTCAGTAGTTGGAGTAGGAGGAGGAGGAGATCTTAATGGTTTCAGAAAAAGCCAGGGGAGCTCTCCAACTAACGCCATACAATTGAATAAAACTTCACATAATGTAATACTATCAGGATCTCAAAAAGTAGATCAGAACTTAAGAGGATCAGGTAATGTGATCTCAGGATCAGGGATCGAAACAAACAACGCTTCAGCTAATTGTATGATTAGTGGAAAGAGAAACAAGATCTCAGTTACTGACGATCGCTTAAAAGCTGAAAACCCAAGCACAGCGAATTTAATGAGTGCGAATGTTTCAGGGATCAATGGAGAGGCTCAAAGAAAAGGAGAGTGGGCCTTAGGTGGAGGTAAAAGATTTGGTAGAGATTATTCTGAGGAGAGAAACGGACGAAATAATCATGGTAAGATTTTGTTCCTGGCTGAGGGTGTTCCAGCTCTTGATCAAAAGCTCGGAAAGTATAAACTTAAATTTTTACTACAAGGCGATTATGATAGTCAAATGTATTTCGATAAGGACACAGCCTGGATCTTAGAGAATAAAATTGTAATGAGTTTTCAGCAAGGAAACTTTACAAGTATGATACCTGAAGCTTTCAACGATTATAACTTAGTATGGAGAGATCAGGCGAGTGATTATCAAGTTAAGGCTCAAATCGGAACTAATGTATTTGAAACTTCAAGAGGATCCTGGACGATATATTATAACCCAATTTCAAAAGTTGGGATCGAGATGTGGTTAATCTATAATGGAAAAGGCGAGCCTCCTCAGTTTATAACTGCAAGCTTAACGCTGACTTATACGCAGATCAAGCCTTTCAAAGGAACAATAGTAAATCCTGAAATACCAAAACCTCCAGGAGAGGGTGAGGGCCCTAAACCAAAGAAGTAGATACAATGACATTAAAAGAATAATAACAACGCTTAAAACGCTTAAAAATGGCTAAAAAATATATAGTAGAGCTTGAGATAGACGGAGTAAAAGAGAGTGTTCAAAATATGGAGCAACTTGAAACTACTGTTGCCGATCTTGAGAATCAGTTAAAACAAGCCGACTTCGGATCGGAGGAGTTCAAGAAATTAAGTGGAGAGCTGGGAAAAGCAAAAGGAGAACTAAATCAATTTCAAAGAGAGATTGACGCTCTTGATCCAACAGCAAAGGCTGAGCAATTTGTAAAGTTTGCCGAGGGAATAAGTGGAGGTTTCGCAATCGCTACTGGAGCTATGGCTGTGTTTGGAGGCAAGAACGAGGAGCTTGAGAAAACAATGGTTAAAGTTCAGGGAGCGATCGCAATCGCTGTGGGTATCCGACAAATAGCTGAAAGTAAATTACTTGAAACGCTCGCTCGAACAGCTGTCGGTCAAGGCTTGCTCTCAGCTGCAACAGCCACTTATACTTTTGTTACTGGAGCTGCAAGCACAGCACTTAAAGTATTCAGGCTTGCTCTTGTATCAACTGGGATCGGAGCAATAGTAGTAGCTGTTGGTATGCTTGTCGCTAATTTTGACAAGCTCTACGGAGCCTTAAAGTTCGTAGCTGAATTTATGGTTAATACTGTTGTTGGAGCTTTCAATCTTGTTATTGACGGAGTTAACTGGATCATTAAACAACTGAATAAAATACCAGGAGTAAGTATCGGAATGATCGACAGCATGGAGAAAGTTTCGTTTGCTTCAAAAGAGGCAGCTGATACTACTTCGTATTATGCTGACGAGCTGGATAAACTTAAGGCTGCACAAGAGGCTGCTACTCAAGCTGCTGACGATCACATGAAAGCCTTAAATCGTGAGCTGGCTCTTATGGAGGCAAGAGGAGATTCTGAAGCTGCAATCTTAGCCATGAAAAGAGAGATCCTGGAGGCTGCTGTAAATGAAGCGATCGCTACCGAGGTTGCTATTGAGCAACAGCTCGCACTTGCTCAGGCTGCTATGGAGGCCAACAAGGCTCTCCTGGCTCGAAAAGCTGAGGAGGAGGGAAAGAGTGTAGACGATGTTTTGGCTGATCTTGGATTGGCTAATCCTAAAGAAATTGAAAAGGCCTTAAACGATGCTAAAAACGCAAGGCTGGACGCTGAGAATAACCTCGCAGTATTTGAAGCTGAGATCAATACAAAAAGGAGAGAAACAAGAAATAAACAAAGAGAGGAGGACGAGGCTGAGGAGCAAAAGAAAAAAGAGGAGGAGGCTGCAAAGCTTGAGGAGAAAAAACAGCAAATGTTGGACGAGGCTGAGCAACTGAAAGCTCTCCAGGACGAGCTCGCACTTATGGCTGTTGAGGACGCTTTCGCAAGATCAGCTCTTGAGCTGGAACAACAAATGGCTGCCGATCTTGCTCAGATCGAACAAGCTGAAAATTTTGAGGAACAAAAACTCTTGATCGAGGAGAAGTATAAAAAATTAAGTGAGGATCTAAACGCTGAACATATTAAGTTCAAAGAGGATCAGCAAAAAGAGGCCGATCAGGAGGCTCTTGATCAGGCTCAAACTATTGAGGAGGCAAAGCAACAAATCGCTCAGGACGGACTTAATGCTCTTAGTAGCCTGGTAGATCTTGTAGGAGGAGAGGGAAAGAGAGCAAAAAATATACAAAAAGCGATTGCGATTGCACAGATAACTATTGATACAGCCAAGGCGATAAGTTCAGCGATTGCTGGAGCTACTGCTGCTGCTGCTGCTACTGGGCCAGCTGCTCCTTTTACAATGGTAGCTTACATAGCTTCAGGAATAGCTACTGTTCTCGCAAATGTAGTAACAGCACGAAACATATTGAAAGAGGCTGACAGCGTTGAGATCCCTGGAGGAGGGGGTGGAGGTGGAGGAGGAGGCTCAGGCCCAGCTCCAACAGCTCAAGCTCAAGGAACAGCTCCTGATGTAGGAGGTGGTTTACAAAACATGCTTCAAGGTGGTGGTATTGATTTTTCTTTTTTAGCTAATGGAGATACCTCTCAAATTGGAGGAGCTGTTCCTCCAGTTCAGGCTTATGTATTAGAAAGTGATGTAACCACAAGCCAGGAGGCTGTTCAAAGGATCGAGGATCAAGCAACTATATAAAATGAGTAATAACTATAAATGTAAATAAAATGAAAACAGAAATCGTAGAGTTAATTATTGACGAGGAGGATCTTGAGTTCGGAGTAGACGCTATCAGCTTAGTAGGCGAGCCAGCGATACAAGAGAACTTTCTCGCTTTTCAAAATGATAAAAAAAACAATTACACTTTTGCTGTTGCTGATAAGGATCGGAGGATCTTAATCGGCCCAGCCTTGATACCAAACAAACAGATCTATCGATACGATCGTAAAAGTGGCCGAGAGTATTATGTATGGTTTTCAAAGGAAACAGTTAGGCAAGCTTCACAGCTTTTTCTTATGAGAGATAAACACCATAATCATACCCTTGAACATGCTGAGGAGATCTCTAACCTTTCAGTAGTAGAAAGCTGGATCAAAGATTCTCCGATCGATAAGAGCGAAGCTTTCGGCTTCAAAGTTCCAGTAGGAACATGGCTTGTAGCGATCAAAGTAAATGACGAAAAGATTTGGAAAGAGCAAGTCAAAGAGGGCAAGGTAAAAGGGTTTTCGATTGAGGGTTTTTTCACTAACAAAATGGAATACAGAAAGAAAAAGAAAAAGAAAAAGCCAAGAAAGATCACAAGAAAATACTCGGAACAAGAGCTTTGTAATGAGATCAAAAAGATCATACGAGAAAAATAAATCGTAGAAAGTTAGGTTATTTGTAAAACCTTTTCATGGCTATTTTAACAAGTTCTAAGAGGTTTTGGTATCTTTTTGGATAAGATATATCAACCTACCTACGAACGACTAAACGCCTGACGATCAATGTATTATAAGTGGGTATTTTCGATCTAATTTTGAGCAAAAGGGAACGAGTGAATAAAAGTTATACTATATATATAGAAAGTAAAATCTAATTTTAACAAAAAATTTTATCAAATGAGTAAAAGTAAATTATCAAAAATCAAGGCACTACTTGGAATGCACGAGGACATTACTCTTGCAGCTGAGGCTGTGCTTAAAGACGGAACAATGATCGGCACAGACGCTGAGGAATGGGCTGTCGGAGTATTAGCTTATGTAGTCGCTGAGACTGGCGAAAAAATGCCTTTACCAACTGGCGAGTTCGAACTTGAGGACGGACGAGTATTAGTTATTGAAGACGGAACAATTACTGAGATCCGAGAGGCTGAAGTAGTTGAGGAGGAAGTAGTTGAGGAAGTAACTGAGGAGGTTGAAGCTGGCGTATCTAAAAAGGAGTTAATCGCTGTTTTAGAGCAAATGAACAAAGATTTTGACGCTAAGCTTGAGGAGTTAGGAAAAGAGATCAAAAAAGATCTTACAAAATTTTCAGCTTCAAAGCCTTTGACGAAAATGTCTAATCGACCACAAAGAGTGGTTGTTCAAAAGGATATCAAAGAAATGAATACAGCTGAGAGAGCTCTTTCAATCTTTAATAATTCAATCAATAACTAAAATTAAATAACAAGAAAATGAGAAAAAAATATAATTTCGCAACCGTTCCAGCTATCACTACGAGCTATACTGGAGAGCTTGCACAAGCGTATATCTCAGCTGCTTTACTTAGTGGTAAAACATTAAGCGAGGGATTGATTGAGATAAAAGAAAATGTGAAATACAAAGGCGTTTTGAAAACAGTAGCAACAGCTGACTTAATTCAAAAAGCTGATTGTGATTTCAAAAAAGGAGGAGAGGTAAATCTTAATGAAAGAGTTATCGTTCCTGAGAATTTAATGGTAAACCTTGAGCTTTGTAAGCAACCATTTAGACAAGATTGGGAGGCTTTACAAACTGGATCATACAGAGTTGACGCTCAGATCCCACCAAACTTTGAAAGCTGGTTACTATTACATGTTGCTGGAAAGATCGCAGAAAATACTGAGTTAAATATATGGCAAGGTGACAAAACTGGATCAGGAACTTATCAAAGTTTTGACGGACTTTACACTATATCTCAAGTTGCTGGTTTCGTTCCAGCTGGCCAGAATATAGCTGACGCTACTGACAATCCACTTGATGTAGCTGATGTTATTAAGTGTTTAGAGAAAGTAAAAGCTGCTTTACCAGCTCAGCTATTGTTCCACCCTGATCTAAGGTTATATGTTTCGCCTGGAATTGCTTCAGCTTACATACATGCTTTAGGAGCGAACAACTATCAATACCAAGCGTTTGTAGGTGTTAAGCCTTTGAACTATGACGGTATTCAAATGGAGATCGCTAACGGAATGGAGGCTAAGTCAATGATGTGCACTTTGAAAACTAACTTGTTCTTTGGAACAAATTTAGTCGACGATATGAATGAAGCGAAAGTTTTGGACATGGCTAATCTTGACGGATCAGATAATGTGAGAGTAATCTACAGATTTACTGGAGGAACTCAAATAGCGATCGGAGACGATGTTGTTGCATACAAATCAACAGCTTCATAAATAATTGTTTAACTTAAAAATTTAAGATCATGGCGTGTACACTTTCAGCTGGTAGACTATTAAAATGTAAAGATAAAATTGGTGGAATCAAAACTATCTTTTTAGGCTTGCATGACGATTTTACTACTGGTATAACTACTGGAGGAACAAATGGAGAAATCTCTGTTTTACCAACAGCTACTATTTATCGCTATGAGTTAAGCAAAGGTGTCGGAGATTTTATCGAAACAATAACAGCAAGTATCGAAAACGGAACTGTTTTCTGGAATCAAGTAGTAAATGTATCACTATTTGAAATTGACGCAGCTACAAGAGCTGAGTTAGAAAATGTTTGTAGATCAAGGCTGGCTGTATTTGTTTTAGATAACAACGACAATATATTTATGATTGGTAGGTTTGATTCGGCTGAGCTTTCAGCTGGAACAACTGTTACTGGAAAAGCCAAAGGAGACATGAATGGTTACACTTTAACCTTTACAGCTGATGAGAAAGAGCCAGCAAGATTGTGCGACGCTTTCACAGCTACTCCTTTTGATAACTTTACCACGATAACAGTTTCTCCTACTTATTAAGAGAGTTTAACTTGTAGTATTTGTTTAGTAAATAAATTGTAAGAAAGGGAGCTCCGATCAATAGATCAGACGCTCTCTTTTTTTACTTAAAAAAATAATAAAATGTTAAAAGCAATACAAAAATCAGTTTGGATCAGAAACAAAGAGGTAGTTCTTGACGGACTTTCTCAGGCTCAGCTTAAGATAGTAAAAAAACATGCTCCTGACGCAGTTAGAGAGGTTAAGAGCAAGTCAAAAGCTGAGTAGATATGATCCAGCTCAAACCAAATCACAACCTTGTTCAGCTAATTGATATGACTTTGTGGGAAAGGCTAAGGAGATCTACCAGTCCTCTAAAATTTATACACTTAGAGCTAACTTCTGAGATCAGCCAGGAAAAACACTCCACTACTTTGGAATTTTTGCCTCAGATTGGAGAGATTGCTTCAAGATCAATGAAGCTCGCTGTTCGAGCAACGGACGGATCGATTCCAGCTCAAGCTGGAGGCCTAAATATACCAGTAGGTGGATATTTTTCGTATCTTTGTTGGGGAACTAATGTTGAGGATCCGAGAAAGTTTGATCCAAATGAGCCAAAGCAAGGTAATCTTTTTTTAGAAAGAGGCTTGTGTTTGTTTGGAGAGGCTCAAGAGTTTTATACTACGGATCCAGGGATAACCGATACTCCTGAAACTATAACTTATAATGGATAAAAAAAATAGTAAAAAATATAACAAAAGGATCCCAAGGCAAACAGCTGTCGAAACATTAAATCTTAGTGGTTATGTAGATCACGATTTTTCGGAGTATGCTTCAAAGGGAGGGTGGATCAATTACGGAGACGATAATCAATACCCTGACTATTTAATTGAGTTGTATCGAAATTCAGCGATTCACTCAGCTTTAGTAAATGGTATTAGCGATATGATCTACGGAGAGGGCCTTTCGGCTACTGATAAGGATCAAAAACCTGATCAATGGATCAGGCTCAAGAGTTTCCTGGAAAGCTTTGACGAGGACGAAATAAAAAAATGTATCCGAGATCTTAAAGTATTCAATGGTTTTTACCTTAACATGGTTTGGAGCGTTGATCGATCTACTTTTACTGAGATCTACCATGTTCCTTTCCAAGATGTTCGCTGTGGAGAAAAAGACGAGGAGGGAAAAGTAGAAACTTATTTTTATTCAAAGGATTGGGCCAACTATCGAAAAAAGGAAAACGCTCCGATCGAAGTTCCAGCCTTTGATCCTGAAAATAAAATGTTATACCCTACTCAATTATTGTGCGTAAAAGGATATTCAGTAGGAGATCAGTATTACCCTAAGCCTGATTACTTAGGAGCTGTAAACTATATAGAGCTTGACAAAGAGATAGCGATCTACCACCTCAACAATATCAAGAACGGACTGGCTCCGAGCTTTCTGATCAACTTCAACAATGGAGTTCCAGGGATCGAAAAAAGACAAGATATTAAAAATACAATTAAGAAAGAACTATCAGGATCCACTAACGCTGGAAAGTTTGTTCTTACTTTTTCAGACGGAAAAGATCGCTCTCCTGATATGCAACCGTTCCCTCTTTCGGACGCTGATAAACAATACCAATTTTTAAGCTCAGAAGTTACTCAAAAAATTATGATCGGACATAGAGTTACTTCTCCTATGCTTTTTGGTATTAAAGACAATACTGGTTTGGGTAATAATGCTGACGAGCTGAGAACAGCCTTTGAGCTTTTTGAGGCAACTGTTATACAGCCTTTTCAGCTGATCGTATTAAAAGCTATGAACAAGATCCTGGCTGAGGTAGGGATCAATCTTGATCTTTATTTTGAAAGCATGAAGCCGATTTCTATAATCGCAGCTGAGCAACCTGAATACGAGGAGGAGGAGATCACAAGCCAGGAAAATCTCAGCTCTAACGGAGAATGTTGTGGAGCCAAAGAAATTACTGGAGAATGTTGTGGATCTAAATTTTCAAAAGATAAAAAAGAGGTAGATCCTAAGGATAGTAAATACATACCAAATAAAGAGGAGGAGGAGAAAGCTCTTGAATATATCAAAGAGCTCGGAGAGGATCAGGATAAGTTTGAGGAGGACTGGGTTTTAATAGACGAGGAGGAGATCAAAGAGGAGCCGAAACCTGATCAAGCTTACACTCGAAACTATGCGTTTGCGATCGAATCAGATCCTGACGCTCGCTCTTATATGGATAGTGGCTTTTACCGAGTTAGATATAAGTATGTAGGGCCTCAGCCGATCAGCACAAGCCGAAAGTTTTGTATCGAAATGATCACTACTAATAGGCTGAGAATATATCGGAAAGAGGATATTACTAAAATGACTAATACTGTTACTAATAAAGAGTTTGGTAGGTATAGTATCTTTTTATGGAAAGGATCTTACAACTGCAGACATAAATGGAAAAGGCTTACTTATTTTTTAAGGAGAGTTCCGAGAGGGAAAACAATTACTATCAATGGAAAAGCTTACAAAGGTGGCCAGTTTTTACCAGCCAACGAAATGAAGCACTTCAAGGTAGTAGGAAACAATTTTGTTGGGCCTTTTGGAAAGCCAATCTTACCGATCGAAAACCCAACAGCAACTAATCGTAACCCTAAAGTATTAAGCTAATGGCCTTACCTCAACAAATA